TTTTTTTTTCGATTTTTTTCTGGCCGGCCTATCCTCTAACCCTGCTTAGGCTTACGCCGGCAGGGTGATTTCGCTAGCCGCAAACATGTGCCGCAGCGACAACCGATTTGCCCACATTAGGACATCCCAGCCATCGTGTAGAAAAGCTGCCTTGATGCCTATCTTTTGCCCTGGCAACTTCTGGCCAGGCCGGGCAATCGTTGGCTTCTCTTCAGGGCAGCGAAAGACCAGCAAGTCGCCATGCCGGCTAGTCAAGACTAGGTAAAAATACCCATCCGAATCTACCCGCAGGCCAACTTGGCCACGGAATTTCACCAGTGGCCCGACCAGATAGGACTCCAGAGTGTTGGCGAAAGACTGCTCAAACCGTGTCAACTCGTCGCGCCGTGCCATAGTCTTGTCTCCTTTGGGTTGTGGGTATTGAATCGCCTTGCGGCATCATTGCATTGGGTGGGGTTGGCAGGATAGGGCATCCCTGCCCATAGACTCGATCGACTTCAGATAGCAGTGACCTCCCGGAACATCTCGATCAGTCGCTTCAGACTCTCAACTGAAACATCCTTGAATTCGTAGGACATAACAAGCTCGTAACCCGGCTGCATATACTTTGAAACTTCACCGGCGGGCACATCGAAAACTTGCTCGCCCTTGATCTCGTTCAGGTTTTCGCCATCCAGTGAGGCGAACACCCTGTTGCCAACCTTGTACACGCCGGTTCTCACGCCAGCCCGCGCTCCCTTGCGAGACTTCACAGCAACCTTGGCCGCCTCGATTGCATTGGCCAACTCGACTTGCAGATTCACTCGGTCCATCGTACACCCTCCAATTTAGGATTACTTGGTACCACTGACTTCCCTGTCTGCCTCATCGTTTCCTTCACTAGTATATTAGCACCTGCCGGCAAAATATCAAGCGAATTTTTCGATTTTTTTCGATTTTCTCGAAAACGCCTTGTTTTCTAGGCTTTTCTCGCGCTCTTTTTCTCGGCTTCTGAATCGATTTTCACTGGTCTAGGCCAACTCCAGTCGAGTGAATGCCGAAGTGCGAAAAGGATGACCCAGTGGGGGCGCCTTCTCAAAAAGGCGCCCCCACTGGGTCGCTCCACCTTCACACCGCGCACAGTCAGACTTTGCGATAGTCTGTCACGATCTCGTATGTGCCGTCCTCAAGGGCGACGCGACGATAGTCTCCAAACAAGTATGGTGCTTCGCGCAAGAGCACATCGAGGATGCAATTGGCCAGCTTGCGCATCTCGTAGTCAGCATAGCGACTGCCCCGCTGCTCCAGAAAATGGCGCCATGCCCTAGCATTGGCTGTGACCACGATCTTAGTTTCTGTTGCGTTAGGCAGCACGCTGCGAGCGGCCTGCCTGGCCACCTTCCTTTTCTCGGTCGATGTGGCATCACGTGCAAGCCAGCGTTGCAAAAAGGAACGCTGCGCTAGCTTTTTCTCGAGCAACTCCGAAAGGATGATATACGCTTCGCGTGCCTTTTGTGTGGCTTCGAGCCAAACAGCATGCAATTCGGGATCAGATGCGATGATGTCCGGCTCGACGAATTCGGCGTCCGACTCATCGACGTATCGCTGGCTCAACTGCGAGAATGCGAAGCCCGCGCGGTGCCTAACCAGCTCGTGTGTGAGACTGCGGCTGACACCTGTGATCAGGAACGACCAGACCGCATGCTCTAGGACCGACCCGTGGCCACTTTCCTTGATGTGCTGAAGATACGCAGCCACGCCTCCAGGCCTGGGCTTAGCAAACGACATGTAGCAGACTCGACCGGCCACTTCGCACAACACTTCAGTCGCGCTTGTAGCATCGCTTTTCCAGTCGATGCCAACGTCGCTGAGGAATCGCTCGACCTCCTTTTCATCGATGTTCGGTCGAGCCAAGACGTACACTTTCATGCCCTATCCTCTACGACCTGAAAAAAAACGCGCTGGTCGGCCCTCTCCCAACCGACCAGCGCTCAACTGGGCCTGGCGCGCAGCGCGGACACCTCTCACTGCGGCCAAACGAATTATATCCGACCAATGTCAGCACCGCTAGTGGACTGTCAGGCATAACTTTTCCCTGGGCCCAGGCCAATTAGGTGGCAGCGATGTGTCACTCAACACGCTAACGCTTGCAGTGACTGGTGACAAGATAAAGCAGCACTAAGACGATCGCTGACACAATGCAGCCATCACGAACGCCAACAAAGTACGCCGCGGACACTGCAGTGTCACCAGCTTTTTCGACTGCTTTTGCGATCTTTGCTGACGACTCGCGCACAGCAATCGCGGCAGATCGAATTTCGCGAATCGTGTCACCGACGGCAACTTCGTTCACGACTTACTTCCCTCCAGTTTCAGGGCGATCTTCGACCACTGTGTCGAGAATTCCAATAATATCGCCAGCACGCGCTAGGATAGGCAATTCCGGGCCACTGTAGCTGAGCAGCATTGTGGTATCTTCCGACCTGGCTGGCGCTAGAAACGACTTGAGTACAGCCAGGTCGATGCCAACCTTGCAAGCCGACTTCACCGGTATCAGGCTTTCGATTGGCAGCATGATATCGTTCTGGTATCGTGTTTTGCAGAGCACTTTTTCGACATGCAGCTCGTAGTCGCGATAGTCACCTTGAGATTGGAGCGATAAATAGCGTTCCTCAATGCTGACATCGGGTCGCCACGGGATCAAGTATAGCGACACGATGGTTCGGTTCTCAAAGCCACAATCTTTTTCGTAGTGTATTGCGATATTGACAACACCATCGTGGTCGTCAGTTGAGACTTCCATGCGTTCGATGAATCGAACGCCGACGGATCGCAATGCGGAAACTACTTTCCGCATCGCGCCCGCCGAAAGCGCGATACACTCTTGTGGCTCGAAGTCGAGACCACTGTCTGCCAGGCCGACTGCTGCGCTACGATTCGCTGCGAATAGCGATTTGCCGATCCAGAAGATGCCGCCATCATGAAGCCAGTTCGCTGCTTTGCAGACGACACTCAAGCATCGCTCCAGCGCGGCTAGTTGGCTCGAGTCGAGACAACACCACGTCATAGCACTACCCTCCGAATTGCGAAGTTAGGTACCGTTTACTGAGACTAAATGCCAAGCTAGTGGCTTCGCTTTTATCTTAGCGCGCTTTACATAGCTAGCAATCGCGTAGTATCATTTGCGATACGCATTGTACCCTGTGGGGGCGGCTTTTTTAGGAAGCCGCCCCCACAGGGTACACTTCAACTCGACTTCGTGCAATCGCAATTCGATGTGCTTTTAGCTCGAATTTCGCTTCGTATTTACGCTTTGCATTGCGATGGTATATATATATTGCGATAGCTATATATATACAATACGCCCCCATATACTCGCCCATATACACTATATATACACGCTTATATGTGCTTATATACGCGTATATACAAGCGAGTATTACGAAAGCGACTATATCGTGTGCTAGCTAGTATAGCGCTTATTCGCGTAGTTTCAAGCGATAATCTTAGAGCAAAAGCCGTGCCAATCACGGCCATGTTTTTCGGGTCGGCTTTCCTGGCCAGTTTTCCGGTCCTGACTGCCCACCTGCCCGCCGATGGCCCCGCAAATCGCAATAATTCGCTTATACGCGCCTTTCTCTGCCCGGGATGGGTAAAACCATTGGCCAACCCCGAAAATGGCTCTAATGCGATTTTATCGCGTTTTTGGCCCATCCTGGCCTAGCGGCCACTTTCACACTGAATTCAACTGGCCGGTCTAGACTGGTTTTGGCCCGACTTGTTTCACTTGACAATCCTATCGCTAGGTGTACACGCTATCACCTAAGGGTCACTACGAATCTTCTTAAGGGAATTATTTCCTGGAAAAAACGCCTGGCGAGTTTTTTCCATTCTCGTAAACTCTTGTGTTTTCACGGCTTAGATAGTTTTTCCACGCCGACACTTTTTTCCCTCGAGGGGGGTTTTTTCCATACGATCCGCGGAAAAAACGTTTTTTCACTGGCATGAAGTAAATAACTAGACTTGCAAATGGAATTTATAATTACTGCTCATTCACCAATTTCTTTATCACATAAGTAGTCTTTGGTCGGCCCGACAGTGGCTGTGTAGTCTTGATGACCAACTCGCCCGACTCGACAAGCGCACGCAACACCTCGTCACGCTCCGACGGCTTCAAATGTTGAAACTTCCGACACACTTGCGTCTTTGTAGCCACACCCTTCTCACGAAACCACCTTAGTATTTCCTTATATCTCTGTTCAAAACGACTTTTATGTAAATGCTCATACACGGCCACATGCATACGCCTGCTCAAGTAAGTTGCCAACTCGATCGCCCAAGCCATCGACTTGCCATCGACTTCCTCAGTCCGCCAATTCGCAAACGCAGCGATCAGCGCCAACTTCCTAGCCGTCTCCTGAGCACGTACCCACACCGACCTATACGGCTCCTCATAGCGATCCAAACACTCCTCACAGTACTGAGCAAAGCGCACATACTGATCCATCGCATCCGCCGAGTAGCGATACACCACTTTCCCCGACCTGCCAGTCCAGAACACAACACCATCGCATATCGACTTGGGCACACCAACACTTTCTGGCTGCCTGTGGCGTGGCAACTTCTTCGCCGCCTCGAATACCAGCAGCCTTGAGCAAAAGCCGTTCACCAGCGAGTCTGCCGAAAGCGCTTCGTAAAACTCATCCGGTACAGCCGTTCCCCATAACACAACATGCGGCTCGACTATGATCTTCGTTTTCGACCTGTCGGCATAGGCTGTCCCAGTGAACACGCCCGTCGCCGCTGAGTACAAGCGAAGTAACAACGTCACCAGGTTGTAATAGTGCGGATTCGCCGTGGCCTCGCGCGCCAGTTTCAACTTCCGGCCAATCTCGTCCAACTGAATCAGCACACACGGCTTCTCCTCGATATAGCGGGCCAACCCTGCATGACTGGCCACGTCTTCAGGACCGATCAACTCCAGCGTATTCGTTGCCACTGCAATGTCACGAATCGCCTGACGGGTGCGTTCCTTACCACAGCCAGTCGGCCCAATGCCCACGCAGTACAAATTCGTCTTGGTCGAAAACTCATCCGTCACCTTATGGCCTGACAACGCGCTAACAAACGATATAGCACTACCCAACGCCAGCGCCGGCTGGCTCCGATAGGACGTTCTCGCAATGTACTCAGCTATCTCTGCGATCAGCCCAGGCCCAGACGATACCAACTCCTCCGGCATATCGCCCGGGTCATCAAATTCCTCTGCCTCTGCCTCTGACAACTCACTGTCATCGTCATCGCCAGCAACTTCACTCCAAGCACACTCGACAAAGTTTTTCTCAACCTGATCCGGCTGATAGCGACACGCCGACTCAGCAATCCTGGCAACTTCCTTTTCCTCAAGCGGCGGTAAACAGCGATTGATGTTGATCCGCTCGAGCGCCGCGTATATCTCATCACGTTCCAGTCCAAAGCGTCTCAACCGGCAAGCGATACGAAAGAGCACATTGTTTCGCCGTCCGTGCTCGATCGACGGTGACAACACAACTTCACCACCGGCCTGATACGTCTCCAACTGATCCAGTGTCGTCCTCAGCCATTCCGGTGGTGTCGGTAAATACTCACGACTGCAATGTAGGTCCCGATCATCCAGCCAGCGATACTCACGTTCCAACATGCGACTGGGCGGCACCACAACATAGCCGCCATCAGTCCTAACATCGACATGCCTGGCGATTTTGCCAACTGAGCAGCGCCATTTCGATCCATGTGGAGCACGGAAAAAGTAATGCCTGCCTCCCGACGGTGTCATCGAGATAGCACCAGCAAACGTCACCAATTCAGCCGCCTGCTCAGCTTCCTGTGGCCAAAACGGCAACGCCTCTGCATCGACATCCACGACCAGCAAGCCATTGCAAGCCAGGCCAACGTTGGCCAGTGGATAGCGTTGCCACCAACTCCTCACTTTCTCAACGTCATTCGTTGCGTCTTTGACTCCGTGTTCTGTCAGCGGCCTTTTTTCGTTGGGTGCGATCGGAAACACTTTGTATCCTAACTCAGCGTATCGAATCGCCGCGTGGAGTAATTTTTCGTAGTCGAACACGACACTTGCCCTCCCTCACGACTTCCTTGCGTTCCACAAAAATAGACGCCACTTGGGCGTCATCATCAAAAGCACCAGCGTGCTCCAGAGCATCGAGCACGCTTTTGAGGATGTTATCTAGGTCGCGCCGGCGCCTGTCCGGCGGATACACCTCAATCTCCAGCGCAACCGGACCAGATAACTTTTCGCAACCGAAAAGAGCAGCAGCTACTGCCTTGCGGTATCTATGCCCCGCCGGCGAAATGTAGAACCGGCCACGAGCATAGCGCCAGTAGTGGTTGACTGACGGCGGATAGGGCAACTCGACTTCAAGCGTTGCGTCGCCATGCATTCTCAGGATTGCTCTTAGGCTGTTGCAGCGGCGGTTGTGTCATTGTTACGCCTGGGCCCAGGTATTCCAGATACTCGACTGGCCTGGCCACTTTTCTGCCCTGCGATGTCACCTCATGGCGCACAAGTATGCGGATCATCCTGCCGTGCAACTCTTGTGTATCCTGGATTCGTATCTTGCCCGCTGCGCGACAAATCGCTGCCAACTCAGCACGCGCCATTTCAACTGCCATCGGGTTGTCATGGTACAGGTTGAGGCGCACCGACACAGCACGCCCAAAGTACTGCGCCGGCTGTTGGACCACAAACTCGATCCACAAGTGCTGGCCATTACTCCTGCGGTTCGGGACCAGCGCCGTGTTGGCAATCGACACCACATACTCGCCTTCCGGCAGTACTCCAGGCAGTGACACTCCCGACGCATCAAAGTCGCCAATCTGGACCATCACACTAACCCTCCTTTACGACAGCGCGAGTAAACGCGTTCCAATCCAGCGGCAGCTCGCCTGTCAGGCCGTACCGGTTCTTAGCCACGCATGTCGGACCGCCCGACACACGCATCACCCTGTCAGCATTTGGCCCTGCCAGGGGGATATTCCTCGACTTGCCAAACGTGCCCTGCTCGACACGAAGCGCAAAGCGCCAGTGTGCAAAAAAGACAGCGTCGCACCATTCTGTCACCAGCGCCGCGCTCGAGCGATGCAGCCGTGGCATATATCTGTCATAAGCCAGCGTCTCCGGGTCTTCAAAGCGCTCAATCTTCGCATGCGCAATCAAGAGCACGATCATCGAGCGATCATCACGTAGCTTCTGCAGAAACGAAAGTACTTTGCGCCACTGTGCTAACGCAGCCAGATAGCCTCTGCCGTAGCCTCCGTCCACACGCTCGATCGTATCGACGTTATTCTGCGCACAGACGTGATCGTGAATCAGGCGCTCCAGCCAGTCCAGACTGTCGATGACCACAGTCTCGTAGTCATGCGCGCCATCGATGAGCCAGGTTAGATGACCCAACACCGACTCAAAGTCTTCGCACAGTGGGAAGCGGTCAACCTCCAGCTCGCCCAGTCCATCCTCAGTCGGGATGAAGATCGGTTTGGGTGCACCAGCAGCAAACGTAGTTTTGCCGATGCCCTCGGTACCATAGAGAAGTATTCGCGGCGGTTTCGACTCTTTGCCTCGAACAATGCGACTATTCATGCCTTACCCTCCCGTAAGGAAAATCGTGGCAAGAGAAAAATATACCAACGTGCCGGTCCAGTCAAGCGCTTCGGAATTTGACCAGAATAGACTTGTGTGCATAGTGGAATTTTTGCCAAGGTGAAAATGCTTTTAGTGGCTCGCGTTCTGGACTAAGCGCTCTGTATCCACCATGCCACGTGTCATCTGTGAATTGGTGACTGTCATTGGTTACGATCAGCACCTGCCAGTCCTCACGTTTCAAGTATGCGTCCAGGAAGCGAACAATGTCCACACTAGGCCAGTGGTGCAGTACATCTTTGCACAGCACCACATCAGCCTGCGGCAACTTTTCGACTTCGCGAATATCCGCCTGGCGAAACTCACATGCGTAACTGCTACGTCCTGACCACAGTGGCAGCAAGTCTATGCCGATGACATTGGCCTGGCATCTGCGTGCAATTTCCTCAGTAATCCAGCCCGGGCCACAACCTAGGTCAAGTACCGTTTTCGCTCGTGATGCTCGAATGACCAATGTCACTAGGTTGACATACTCCAGCGTGCGTCCCTGTGGGAAAAAGTCTTCGCACTTCGCATGATCCCACACATTCGCCTCATAAACCTTTCTGTAAGTCTCCACAATGTCACTATTGTCTAATGCCTTGTAAAGCGTTTGAAACTTGGTGTACACGACACTTTCCTCCGGCAGCCGTGGGCAGTACCCAAAGACATCGCGGCGATTGCGAATATCTTTGACCAGGAATGGCTTCGCTGCAACACGATGCACAAATACCGGCTTACCCTGAAACTCACATACGATCGCCGGCGGTGCCCACCTTACATTTTCAATCGTTCGATGCTCGACCTGCGTGACACCTAACGCCAAGCGAATCGCATCCTGGTCACCAAAGAAGTAGCGAAAGTAAAAGTCACTGTGCTGGCACAGCCAGTCCACGATCAAGATCGCCTGCCATGCCCTCTGCCGATCAATCAGCAACTGCCCACCCTGTACTTGTGGCACATGACGAAATTCGTCCACAAGTTTCGACCACTTGAGATTCAGCGCCATGTGGGGGAAGTCGGCCCAGTAGCAAATCGGATACTTGCGCGCATACTCGATGAGCCTGTTGATCGCTGACACTGGGTAGGCATCTGCGTCCAAAAAAAGTATCCTGCGATAGCGGCAATTCCTGATCGCATGCACCTTGGCTCCGTAGCCATCGACAATGCGCGGCCTGCTCCTCTGCATCACTTCGCATGCATTGACGATGCGCACGTCCAGGCCCTCGACCAGTCGCGGCTCCACTGGCTCGCTGTCAAAATGATGTCCATGCCACACTTCAATCACGCCGTCGTATCCGTAGTGCCGAAGCATGTGACAGCACAGCGCTGCGCCCAGCCAATACTTGCCACCACCAGCGATCACGACTGCGAATTCACCCTCTTCGTCACCGACTGGATACTCCTCTTGCGCTGTCAGGTCAATGACACGTTCGAGTGCGTCGTGATGCGCTTTGATGACGTTCGGACATGCGTGCCAATTTGAGGCGCGTTTGGGATTGACGGGTTCAGGAAGCGGATCATCGAACATACGTTATTGATCAAGCGGGCCTAAGTACGAACGAACCTGATGCGCAGCGACCAGGTTTGATCGTAATATAAAAGGTGGGCAACTCAGGACATCCGGTGACTGTGATATCGAAATCGTCTGTGTCTAATGCACATTGATACCAATTACAATGCAGAACATACCCACCAGTCAATGATCCTAAAATACAGGTAAAACTTGCCCCCTCAACACAATCAGGAATACCCGTTACACCGTTGTTCCAAGTTATAGTATTGTCTGACCATTGTTTTGGATCAGATGTTCCTGATATAGTATCTCCTAAAATTTCTAAATCATAGTCAAGCACATACCAGCTACCATCGGGTGGACAACATTCACCATCACCGCCCCCGCCACCATTACCACTACCACTATCACTAGACGGTGACGATCCGTAGTAGCCGCAGTCGGGTACACGCACGTAGTCGCCGTCATCCGTGTAGTAGTAAATGTCCACGATGCGGCCTGTTTCATCGCGTACTACGCACAGGCGAGACAAGCAGTCGGTACAGGGGACACCACCGCCACCACCGCCTCCTGGAGCGCTACCACCTGAATCAGGGTAACTCGATGGTGGATAACTCGCCCACGATCCCAAATCCGATGTCGATTCAGAAACCGAAACAAAACTCGGTAAGTCGGAATCCTGCTGCTGGTCCGGCACGCAGCAATACGCTGCGTATATCGGCTTGCCATCGCTGGCTAGTCCGAGAAAATGTCCAATGTATCTGCCAGGTTGTAGCACCATGTCAGCCGTTCAAGTCTAAGACATAACACTCGAATGCATTCGTCCACACGCCATTGACGAAACGCTGCACATATCCGTTTTGAAGTCCACTTGAGCCGCCACCTGACTGGCCACCGCTTGTCACCAGCACAATCTCCTGCCTGTCACGTGCATCCAACTGCACCAGCGCCAGATGCCAAAGCCCAGAATGTGGCCTCGACGCAATGATGCGAGCCGGTCCATTCGGTACCGACTGCAAGCCGCCAAATTCGTTGTCGATTACGTCTGCGTATTCGTATAAGTCCATGTCTTCTGCAGGACGCCTCACAAACGTGAACGCCAGTCCAGACACAGCGACTCGAAACGCTTCGTTCAGATCGTTCGACGGATCGACTGCGATGCCAAACGGTTGGCCACGTGCAGGCGAAGTCGCTAAAAAAATTGGCTTCCTCTGCGCCTCTGCGATCCATTCCTCAACCGGTCCCCTCCAACCTTGTGGCGCTGTCAAGCCAATCACAGCACCGATATTTGTGGCCAAGCCTGTCGCATACACAGTCAAAGCAGGCAGCGGTTCCTCAAACGTCAACCCCCTCGCACCATGCTCAACACGATGCAGCATGCGTGCAAACTTCGACGCGTCAATCATCATGTTGATCCGATTGGCCGACAAAACACGGCCAACCGGATCACCAGGAAACAGTTTGCGATACTCGTCACTCATGGTCAGTTTCCTATTCCGAGTAAGTTGAAGTCGCCGTCCGGGATCACTTCCTCAGTATAAGCGACCGCCGGCACATGCATCACCGTGTTGGCCTCTACGATCCTCTTGTATCGCACCCACAAATAGTCCCAACCCCTTTTCAGCGGAATCACGATCTCATCCGACACCTTCACGTTTAACTCGTTCGGGATCACACTGAATTTGTGGGTGATCGACCAACGATCACTGACTGAGTATGATCCGTTCATGCCCAAGTAGAGCACCTCGCCAGGATTGGCTCCATAGAAGCGATCTTTGTTTTTGCGCCCGACCAAGCGCCAAACCGTCATCAGATAGTCCCACGACAAAGCATTGACTTGATACGTCACTGACCATTCGAAGCGCGGCACATAAACCTCACAGCCCTCGACACTGTTTTCAGTGACACCAATCGCTCTGCGATAGCTAGGCCCAGGCGTTGGCATCTGCCACACGCCATTAGCTGTCCCCACTGGCGCCGGCATAGCATCCAGCGTCAGGGTGTTTTGATTCACATCGACAGCCGTGATCATGTAACCACCATAGCGCCACTGGCGCGGGCCACCGACCACAAAGATCGTGGCCCCGACCATTCCTGGACCAACAATCGCATCCGGCACCACTGTGTTCTGCCCTACGACACGCAAGTTGACCCCGAACAACACTCCACCAGGCGCCACATTCCCTGTTGTGCGAATCGACTGTGTGATCTTGACTGTATCACCGACCAGATCAACCGAAAACGATGGCCCAACTAGCTGGCCCACACCACCACCACCTCTCGGTGGACTAGGCTGCTCACCCACTGGCGTGTCTGTCCCCGATCGACTCGTCGGCTTATACGTGACCGTAACATTCCAGACACCGTCGGTCTTCTCAAACGGCTCGACATTGACTTCCGAGCGAATCAGCCCCTGATACACCGGCGGCGTCTGAGCATAGGTTGCCGATAGTATCTCGCCCTCATCCATCGATCCTAGGGCAAGAAAGCGAAACGTAATTTTTGCATCCTCTGTGCTTACCGAGACCTGCCTGGAATCCGCCATTTCGACTAGTGTCACCGGCATATCAATCCACCCTCATCCCATTTTCCACTTGCTGCTTGACACGCCGCACTTCATCGAGGATATTCCTAAGCAGGCTATTTGTCTCCTCGCGCTTCGTGTCATAGTACAACTGCGCCATCGCACGCGTGGCCACAAACAAACCGCGCGCGCTAGTCAAGTACTGTTTCAGCTCATCCGGTTTCATCTGACTACTTGCCTGTGGTGGCACTACCGGCGGTGGTGGTGCGGCCCTGTGTTTTTGATTCGCTTTTTCAATCGACTGGCGTAGCCGTTCCTGCGACTCAATCAGCTTCTGATTCGCTTCCGACAAATCGACCTTGAGAGCATCTTTTATCTCCTCGTGGAATAGCTCGAGTCCCAACTGGCCACCCAGGCCGATCAGTCCACCAGCCAATGCGCCCCATGGTCCCGCAATCATGCCGCCAGCGACTGCACCAACTAGCGGCAATATCCAGGGATTGCGCCTAAGCGAATTCACGATCCAGTCCACAAATTCGTTCCACTTCTCGCGCAGGCCCACAATGATGCCACGCCACAGGCGATCCACTGCATTACCAAGTATCTCAAATGCGCTCTCCAAGTCGCCCGACTTCACCGACAAGACAATGGCATCCCAGGCGTCCATGAATTCGCTTTTGATCTGCTGAAACGACTGCGTCAAGTCCTCTGACATCTTGCGCCCTGTCTCTGTCTGCGTCGCCCAGATTGCGATCAGCCCACCAGTGGCCGCTACCAATAACCCAATCGGAGACAAAAGCGCAGTGATCGCGGTCGTCAGTAGCGCCAGCACACCTAAGACCGCTTTGATTGCGACCACGACACCAAAGATCGTAACACCAACTGTAGCGACCACTGCTGAGAAGGTGATTAGGCCAGCCGTGACACCCACAACGGTCACAATCAACTCGCGGTTGCGTTCCACAAATGCTCGCAAGTTCGCAATCGCTGGCACCACGCTATCAGCGACCATCTGAAACACCGGTGCCACTGTCTCACCGATGACATCGACAACTGAACCAATCACCTCTCGAATCTGCGTCCAGGCCTGGGTAGTCTTTGATGCTAACTTCGCTTGTTCGTCTGTCCAGGTAACACCTAGTGCTATCCCTTGCTTGCGCAGCGCCTCGATGCCACGTTCACCACTATTCAGATAGGTGGCCAGGACAGGACCGGCGGTTCTACCGAATATCTCAATCGCAGCTTCCGTGCGCTTGGTCGAGTCTTCAATCGATGCCAAGTATCTCAGCACAGCCTCGAATTGCTGCGTCATGTCGGCCATGAGCACATTCTCGCCAACATTTTTCTGCGAGAGCGCCTCTCGCATGTTCTTCGCAGCGTCTTCGACAACGCTCAGCTCGAAGCCAGCCACCTTTCCAGCATAGGCTAGCTCGCTCAGTAGCTTTGCCGACAGGCCCGTGCGTTCTGATATCTTTTGCAACTCGTTGCCAGTCGATGCAAACGATGACAACGCTTTGCCAAACGCTCCCCCCAGGCCCAGGCCAATAGCACCAACTTGTGCGCTCATGCGAAGCAGCGACTGCGAAAAGTTGGCCAGCTTCTGCGATACAGCTTGCAGCGCCTGCGTGAATTTGTTATCACGCAGCGCCAGCTCAACATACGCCCTGCCAGCCCTAATCTCCCCTGCGCTCGCCATGACCACCTCGTGTCAATAGCTCGTAAAACTCGCGCATTGTAATCTTCTCAGACTCGACCCTAGCTTGTACTAGAGGATGAAAATGGTCCGGCGTGAATTCGGGAGTGTTGCGTCTATCTCGGTGACAATTTGCGATGAGCGACATGAGCGCCGAGAACATGTTCCAGTCCGAAATCAAACGAGCGTGCGCCATCATGAAAAGCTGGCGCAACGTGAAGTCCCACGGCTCGACGCCCAAAATACCCGCGTAAACAAAGATCAGCCGCTCGTAGTCGGCAGCGGCTCGTTCTGAAACTTCTCCTCGATCGTCTGAAACGCCTTTTCCAGTTCGTTTCGGCTGCGCTCCCAGCCAGCGCGCAACGCTTTCCGCATCTTCTCGAACGGGAAAAAATCGATACACTCCTGGAAAACAGCCTCGATGAGTGTCTCTAGGCTGTCACCACGGAAACAGGTCGAAAACTCCTCGAATTCAGGCCGTTTTTCCGCCGGTTCCAGCATCTCCCAAGCGACTTTGAGCGCGACTGAGAAGTCTTCTAGCAGCGTTGTGAACAGTTTGTCAACGTTTTTGAACGAGAGCAGGTCAACTCCGCACGTTGTGCGGATTGCCAACGCCCGTTTGCAGTCCAGTTTGATGGTCCAAACACGTCCCAACGAGTCAGTGATTGTACGCATAGCCGTCCCTCAATCGTTATTCAGGCAGTCCCACCCATTGTGGCACCGTTGGAGACGGTGCAGGTTTCAGCGTCAGCGTCGCAGTCACGACTTCCTCAAGCGGTTCCTGTCTCCTCACCGAAGTCACCACTGCTAAGAATTCGACACCAGCACCATTTGTAGCGTCCAGCACACGCACACGAACCGGAGTGCGGTCCCTATGCGCCTTGACCAGTTTCATCAACTGCGCCGACTCAGTATCCCAAATTGTTTCTACCTCGACTGTAAGCGACCTGAGTGTCTGCAGCATCACGCGCCAGCCTTGATTACCACGCGCTGTCGCATCCGCTTCTGCGTCTTCAGTAGTCAGATTGACATCGCGGACTGTCGTAACTTCCTGGAACGTGTTTTCAGTCATTTCGACAAACAGTTTTGCGTCCATTCCGCGGCGTGTAGGCATGATGTCACCCCCCTGTCACAAAGTCTTTTAGGAAGTCGCTCAGTCTGGCCAGGCCCTGACGGTGAGCAGGTCGCATATAGGGCCGAGCCTCGTAAACCTTTTTTCCAATGATCCCACTATACTCCAATAGCGATGGCACTACCGATCCCGCCTTGATGAGGATCGGCCCAATCACAACGCTTTGCTTGGCCGCATCATAGGTGAAGTAAATATGCTGCTTGAGCAGACCGACGTGAGCATACGGTGGCATGCCTGGCGGTGCTACTCCTTTTCGCCTCTTCATGCTGTTTTGGGCGATCTTGCGCACATACGCGCCATAGCGTGATAGCGCTTTGCGACGCCCACGCTCCACCGCGCGCATCACACCAGAGCGATCAAAAAAACTGCTCTTAGCTAGCGAAAGCGACACCGACAGCATAGCCATTACACCGAGTAAACATACTCGCAGCTTACCGTGCTCACAAAAAGCCTATGCGTGTCCAGATACTCGTGGAAGTAAAGAGGCGATGCAGCGACACTCAAGCCAAGATAACCACTGGGTAGTCCCATTTCCTCTAACTCGCTTATCAGCGCCTCGACGTAATCAATCATGATGCCAACCTGCACGTCATCAGTCAGCTTTTTCCTGATCACGATCTCCAGCGTGATGTAGAGCGACCTACGGTCCCTCGACTCACTCTGATCTCGCACCTCACGCGGCACCACTGAAACCAGCAGTCGATTGTCCGTCACATCGATGGTCGGGTGGTAGTCCAAGCCAACTTCAGCGCTCAGCGGCAAACTGGCACCAGCCAGTTCGTTCGTTACGTGTCGAGCCAAGTCTATGATTGCGCCCATCGTGTCTGCTTAGCTTCCAATCATGCGAGTGCGGACTACCAAAAATTTGTGCTCGTAATCTGCCCACGACCAGTCCGGCTCACCGTCACCCGAGAGCACCTCGTGAATGACATTGACGCCGCGCACATTTTCAATAATGCGATCACCTCGCTGCGGCACTACCGGCAAGTCTTCCGACCACACCAGCCACTGGCGATTGGTCGATTGCGCATAAAGCACAACACCAGTCGCGTAGGAATTGCGCCAATTCCCATCGACTGGCACCGCCCTGACTTCCCAGGCGTTGCCATTGCGTACCCACACAACCCTGCGCGTAACTTTATCGCGCAGGGTTGTGTGGAACCATGCGATCGCTTCATGATACGATGGCATGTCAACCGATCTTCACTCGAACCCGTGCATCCGTTGCAGCCGCATCACGGTAACACAGGCCAATGCGAAAACGATTGGCTCCATCAGTCTTGACTGCGACTTTGTTAGTCTTGTCCCAATAAACTTCATCACCGACTACGAAGCTATCACTTCCTTTGGCCAGGTCGAAAACGCCTACTGTTGCCAGCGATCCCAACTCGCCAGCCAGGATAGGACTGCGTGTAACTCCGTACACACGATCACCAGCAAACGAGACAACCTCACCAGCCGGTACATCGCTGCTGGGAATGTAAGGAATCGAGTCGCCAACACCAACGTAAACTGCCCTCATGTTATCACCTCCCTAGCATTACGCTGTCGCCTTGATGGCGCCACGTGGATCAATGCGTGCAACCCCAAAGTCCCAATACGCCCGCATCGACAGTCCCAGTGTGCGAAATTCTGTGTCTGCAGTCTCAATGGTCGGTGCGCGCCGACCCTCCAGGAATGCGACTTGGAATGCCGGCACCAACGCCGGATTGGCGATCATATACCAAGTTGTGGGCGACTGGCCAGCACCTGAGCCACTGGAAAGGAATGGAGATGAAATCGGCTTGTAACGATTCACGTATGGGTTGTTGACCGGCCTGGGCCTGTTCACCTCAGTCGTTTCATTCAGTGTCATCGATGTGTAAATTTGCAGTGCCAGCGGCTCTAATTCAGGCGGTACTAGGATGTACTGGCCCTCGATGGCCAGCGGATCACCATTCGCATCGAGCATCTTGGAAAGTGCTGCGCGAGCGCGGCCAATCGAGTCAATGCCCAGCGGTGCCGATGTCAACCGGTTGCCATTCGCTGCACTATAGAAGTTGTCGGTCGCTTCCATGACCACGTTGTACAGGGCACGCTCCAAAGCAATGCGAGCACGCCGGCCCAACTGAGCGATCAGCGACTTGAACGCGCCCAGGTCATCGTTGACAATCTGTTGGCGCGTAATCGTCAACATCATGCCATAGGTGTCCAGTTTGTTCGTGTAGGCCGACTCGACCAGTTGCCCATGCGGCAACTCGCCATCATGTGGCACACGAACAAACGATCCCGTAGCGTCCAAGCGATAGATGTTGTGAACGTGGAAGTTGGAAAAGTCCTCAATCGCAGCGATCTGGTCATAGGTGACCGGCTGCTGAGTAAACGCATCCAGCAGTATCTTGTTGGCGACATTGCCCAGGATACCAGGCAAGTTGACCGTGGAAAAGCCAGCCGCCTGCAGGTTGGGTGAGCGCTGCATCTGCACGATCGTGTCGTACAATTCGTTGGGGTTGTAAGGCACACGCACGCCTGCAGCCTCCAGCGCCAGGGAGAGCATGCCGAGTAGTCCTCGGCGTCTGAGCGGCCAGGCCTGTTCGACTACCTTTTCACCGTAGTCACGATCCTTAGCAAGTCGCTCATCAGGAATACCACAGGACAGGCAGAGCGCCGCCTCGATCACGGCTGGCGTGTAAGTCTTCTGACGCTGGCCAACCTCTTTGACGCGCGGTCGTGTCGCTCGCAGAATCTCCAGCTCGGTCCGCTGGACATCCCAGCCTTCCTCTTCAGCTTGTGCAGCGATGCGCTCCAACAGCTCGATGTCCACATGGCGACTCGATGCTGCTTCTTCGATCAAAGCGCGAATGGCAGCTAAGCGTCGCCGTTCTGCTTTCGCTCGGGCGATAATTGCCTTTGCTGACGTGTCACTTTTGCTGGTCGGTTGTTCATTCGTTGTCATCGTGATACTCCTTTTCGCAGCCACTGAAACCGTGGTGTTTCGGTCCGCACCCAAGTCCACGAAACTGATCTCGTCTAGGATCGACCGCGAAATTACGATCAGCGGTCCGGTAAACTTCGATCCATTGACTTCGACATCTTCGTCTTCGTCGATCTCTTCATAATCCTCAACCGACAGGCCAACTGACGCCTGCCAGGGGAATCCTTTTTTCGCCGACTCGATCACTTCCATCGCAGCAGCAGTCGAGCGCGAAATGACACCTTCAGCAACTAGCGCCGACTCCACAACTGCGATCTTCGTGGTGTGCCCGATGCCACTATTGGGGTCGTGGTTGAACCGGACTGGAATTTTTTGGCTCGGAATCTCCAGGCCAGCCAGGTCCACGACTACAGGGTACTGCCAGCCCGAGACTCGAATTTTCCCTCCCGTGTAGGCAAGCACACGGAATCTCGGCATACTGCCTGTGGCTTGCTTTGGCTCCTTTTGGCCCTGGGCCTGGGCATCTTTTTCTTCGTCATCGTCTTCTTCGTCACTGCTTTCGTCTTCGTCGTCGGTTTCTTCTTCGTCATCGTCTTCTTCGTCGTTTTGGCCATCGACAGTCTCCTTTTCTTCGTCTTCGTCTTCGTCTTCAGGCAAAGCAAAGCGAATGCGCAATTCCTCAGATGTCAGCCGGCATCTTTTCATCTTCTACGCCCTCCCTTTCGTCTTCAGGAATGGAAGTCTGTTTCGATGGATTCTCCGTTGTCAGCGGCAGGCCCAACTCGCGCATCAACTCGACCTCACGTGCACGCTGACGCAAAACTTCTTCCCAGTCCAGGCCCTGCGTCGCACACTCATGCGCCAGCGTAGTTACTCCCGTGCGCAGCCGAGTATCAACTGCATTGGCTTCTTTGAGCGGGTCGATCGCTGGCATGCCGTCCCAAAACCACGCCGTCTCGATCTCGTTTTCCAGTGTCAGCGGTAAGGAATTGGCCAGCAGATACTCGCGCAGCCACATGTAGAAGATGCGGTCCAGAACATTGCGACGCAGATTCGCCTGCTCGATAGCGATGGAGCGGAAGTAACTGGTCATGTCCAGCCGGCCCGATGAAAAGTTGTGGCTGCTGCTGTCACAGGCTGCAACGTTATAAGGCATGTGGAGACAGCGCGCAATCTCGGAAAGTAATTGCCTCTTGAAGTCGCCATACGTTGTCGATGGCTGCTCGACACGCAGTTGTTCCATTTTCCAGCCAGCTGGCATGGTGACGAGCATGCGCCGTTCCAGCTCGACTGGCACCCATTCCTCAGCCTCAATGGCCTCGCCACCAGGTGGGGCATCTGTGTAGAGGATGCCAGCGAAGTCTGCCGCCGTCTCAGCAGCCGAGAGCACAGCCAATGTGTAGCGACGTAACTGAGCGAATAACGGCAACGCCGGTGTAATCTCAGGAATGCCACGGGCCTGGCCAGGGCGATACTTCGTGTAGATGTGAATCACTTGCTCCGCTGGTACCGTGTCATATTCAAAGCGGCTGGACACCAGCGTGGCATCACCAGGATGCTCTTTGAGCACGTGATAAGCCTGCACGTTGCCATAGGCATCAAAGACGATGCCATCGACAGGCTGCTCTGGTGTGGGCGACCAAAACGGCGTGGTCACCTGATCACATTCGACCAGGCGGTAGTCTAACTGCACCCCATCAGTTGCGATGAAGGGATTGGTGACCGCAATCAGGAACGACTCGCCATCTTGAATTTTGGCAACCGTGGCCGTCCAAATTTTCTCAGCCAGGCCTACGCGATCATACCAGCGGCGAAACGATGCCTCGATCTGATCGGAAAGTAATTTCGACTCGAATCTCACTTGCAGTCGCGGTCCTGTGCCAACGATATGGTTGGCTTTCGTCATCACGATGCCAAAGGCATAGCAGTTATTCGCCACTTCGTAGCGAGAGCGTGCGCGCAGGGTACTACGAACATCAGGGGAATTGAGGGCGTTGGCCGACAGGTAATCGACATTGGCCCAATGACGACGGTTTTCCTCCGTCGTCATGGCAGCGTCATACTTGGCGCGCACATTGAGCGGCACGCGCACAAATCGGGCTGACGTGCGCCTCTTCGTTCCCAGTAGTTTCCTGATCCAGCCGATCATACTGTACCATTCGGGATCAAGCGAATAAATCTCAGCGCCCTGGCAGGCTTCTGGACTGCCTCCAGCGAGCGCAAGTAACGGTCCGCCTCAATCAACTCTTGAAGCGTGCGTTGTTTCACTGTGCCAATCGAAGTCGAAACTTCGCTGGCTTCAGCGGCAGCTTGACGAATCGTCTGCTCCAGGCTATTGTTGTCGTCAGACATAGTCGTGTCTCCTCACCACTAAGACGCATTGTAACGCATGGCGTTTTGGCTTTGAGTATCACAGGGTCAAAGTGATTCCACCAATGGAATCACTTTGACCCTGACAGCCTTTCAACAGTGACCCAGCGCCTTGAGCAGGCACGGCAGATGCGCACACGAATAATGCAACGCCAGCGCCGGCGAACATAGTACACTCGGCTATCGACACAACCGCACTTCGGGCACTCGATGCCATATTGCCGGCGCGCTTTGCGTGCATCATCACTGCGCATACACCCTCAAATACTTGGCCCTGGCTTCACGTTGCCACTGGGCAAAGTTCACTTTCTCACGCTTTCTCTTCTCAGCATGTTCGGGCAGCGAGACGCCTTGAATCGATGCGGCCACTGCAGCGCCCACCAGGCAGTCCCACCAGTGATTGTCATCATTACTGGCGCGCAGCTTCCACTCGTTGACGATTCTGCCTCGAGACTCGACCGGGACAAAATACTCAGAAAGCAGGTGATCGAAAAACAGCCGATGTGCTGCAGCATTAGTACCGAATACGAAGAGCGTACCAGACTGGCCACGTTCTGTCACTAGGCGCGAGTACACGAATGACTTCCAAAAGTTCGTGTCAAAGACGACATGCCGGATGCCCCGCTCGCGAAGATGGATTCGCCAATGCAATCCCACACGCACAGCACCACCTTTCGACCATTCGTTCATAGGCCTAGACGATGCCCCGACATACTTGCCATGCGACGGAAAAACTGACACAGCATAGACGCTATCTTTGCAAGTCTTGTACACGACATCCGTCATAGCGCCCCAGCTTGCGTCCACAAGGCAACGCTCGATCTTGAGTGTGGCATTGCTGTCGGCCACAGGATATGATCTCGACATCAGCTTCTCGATTGTCTCAGCGATGCCACGTGATACCATCGTCTCAACGGAATTCGTGTTGTAGTACGACTGCAGTGTGACCGGAATCTCACGAAGTGAGAAGTAACTGACCGACTGCTCTGGCGTCGTTCCGTAGTCAATCACATAGCCGTCGAAAGTCTCAGTCCAGGCGCAGACTAGGTAATAGATTGCGTTCTGATGCGAGTCGATGAACGCGGTCAGTGTAGTGCAGCCAGGCGGTACTACACCGCGCGGCTGCATACTCAGACGTTTCGACAACAGCGACGCGTTCAGGTGATACTCCTCTACGCCAGCGTTATCGAGTATCGGTGTGTTCTGATACTCAGCTTGAAACGATCGGTCATCACGGAGCCACAGATTCATGGCATGCTGGATCGCTGACAACTCGTCATGATTGAATCGCTCGGGCCAGGCAACGACTGCGCCGCGGTCCATCTCTTCACGATGGGCCTGGTAAAATTCGTTTGCCTTTTCGATGCCACTACCACTGGCCAGACACTCATCGAGGATGCGCTTGTACTCGTACCAAAGATTCAAGTTTTCCGGCATGGCGTAGAGCATCTTCATGCGTTCACCCGACCATTCCGGATGCAGGTCGCGATTGAGAATGCGGTCGGCCAAGTCGTTAGGGTAGATAACCGTGCAGGGCATAATCGCGCTGATCTTTTTGCCCGGGCCAGCCAGGCCCAGGATAGCACCATTCAAGATGTTTTCACGCATGGCGCATTGTGTGGGTGAGCGTGCCGACTCGTCTGTTTGCGGATCATCGATCACGACCAATGACGGTCTGACTGTCCGACCATCAGGCCGATGGAATGTCATGCCACGAATGCGGCCAGTAATTCCTGACACACGAATGGCAGCGCCCGAGCAGAGCGCACCAGGAATCGTGGCCAGTGTCAGCGAGTTAGCAGTACACTCGATATGCGTGCGTTCACCACGAAACAACTGTCCATGCGAGCGCTTCGTAATTCCCGACAAGCACCGAATCGGATGCGTGGCTTCAGGGAATGCCGCATGCAGTTTGTCATTTGTCTCCAGCTCTGTCTTGATTGTGTCCAGCATTGAGATGGCGTGCTCTTCATCGGCTCCGATGAGCACCACGAATTCATGGTGACCGTAAAGGATCGCCCACAGGCACGCAGCGATGCTCAGCACAGTTTTGCCACTACCACGCGGCATTGCGAATGCGAATTGACCGCCTGACAGGACAGCACGCTCGATCTTTTCGATGGCGCGAAGGTGATCACGAGACCACTTTAGGTAGAAGACTGACGAGAGAAAATGCTCACAGAAAAAACGGAAGTCTTGGCGTGCGCGGACATAGCCTTCGACATCTGTGCGCTCAGGCATAGTCGATGCGATGTCTCGAGATATTTGCGACATCGACTTGATCCTAAGCGCCATGCTATCGCGGTGTCGTTCATAGCGTTTGGCTTGTATTTCGGCATCAATGGCTGACAAGTTTCTGCCACGTGCAACTTCGGCCAACACCCAGAGGATGAAGCGATACAGGTGGACATACTTCCCGTCGGCTGTAGCTAGAAACGACATGCCTGATATGTCGCGCATGAGGCGAAACAGTCGCCGGTCAATAACATGCCCAAATTCAGTCGAATTGACTAGGCGAAAAAGTGTATCGAATGGAAAGCGTGTCGCATCAGCCATAACAGCACGCGATCATGTTTTCTCCTGATAAAGCCGTATCAGGCCAGCAAGTAAGAGCATCGCTGGCACCGAATCATCATCTTCATAATGCTCAGCCAGCGCTCGCTTTACCAAGTCGCGAAAGTCCCCTTCACCAATCTGAACATCTGGATAATTGCCCAGCATGTCATCATATAATTCTCGCACATTGAGACTCCAGTCGAATATACCAACAGTTCCATCTTCATGCATACACTGACCTCAATATCTCAGGATAGCTGTATTTGAATATCAGATGATGTAACCTACCGACCAGGGTAACAAATGACACGCGACAATTACCTGGCCACTGCATGAACGTGTAAAACGACTTTGCATAGGTCCCAAATATCTTGTAATAGTCTGTCAGGCCACCGGGATTGCGCTGTGTTTTCATCTGCTTGACGACACAGGTGTAGTTCTGCAGGAATAACTTTCCCCTCAACCCGTGCACATAGTAGGTTGTGACATCATCGTTGCCACGGCCCACAAAGTCAAAGCGCCGGTCTGTCCTCAGAAAAAATGTCTGCATGACTTTGCGAAACTCGTTGTTCGCAAACTCGCCCGTTTGCGCCATGCCGACACACATGACATTCGGGCAGTCATCCAGAAAGTCCCAGAATATAGCGAACAGACGATCTAAGTAGTTTGGGAATTTTTCCAAGTCATCGACAAGCGACCTCTCGTGTGAGACAAGACGCCACGGCAGTGAGCCAGATATACTGCTGTAGTCGTCATCGAGAACAAGAAAATGTGTCCAACCTAGCTCAGCTGCCACGTCCCACAAAACGTTGCGTACAGCAAGGGGAGACGGATAGGTGTTGTCGCGCGGCAGGTTGTCACAGTAGTCGCAATCGACCAACTCGCGGTTGTACTCGATCAGGTCATCTCGAAAACGCTGACGATACTCCTCTAACTCTGGGTCGTCTGTGGCCACAACCACAAACTTGTCACCGGTGTAGTGGAAACGCTTCAGCGTCGTCCAAGTCATCACCCTGTCAGCGCGTCGATACGAAATGACAAACACGCCACGTTTATCATGGCTTGCCCTCGGTACCCTGAACAGACTTGACACGGTTAGCCTCCCGTAGCAACTCGAAAACACGATTGGTCAACTTCACCCAACCACGTTCCAACGCCTCGTCAAAGTCCACGATCACCAGAGCCAAACGGCGAAAAATTGCCTTCACATTGTCATCGCTATGCGCATAATACTCAGCAATCTTGTCAAAGCGCCAGCGCACAAACCGAATCGCCGAGTACTCGAGAAAGCGCCTCAACTCTGCGTCTTCAACTTTCCTGACTTCCTCGAGCAACTTCTCCGCCTCTGTCGCATCATACAACTCACTAACTTCAGGCTTAGGTCCTCGCGGCTCATAAAAAATTTTCGTCGTGTCCAGTGAGTAGTTTTTTAGCTGCCTTATCTCCTTATTGAACCCGAACAAGTCTAAGTCGATGGTCAGCCCACACTTGATCGACTCCTGTACATTTTTCAACTCAATGTCCAATTTCATCATATTCCACGACGACAAGTTTGCTGTACGATTGTCGATCAAGCGATATAGCTTGGCTTCCTCCGGCGTAAAGTCTGCAACATGCACAGGAACACTGGCCAGGCCCAGGTGTTTAGCCGCCTCGTAGCGAACATGCCCGACCACAATGACACCTTCACGATCCACAACAATCGGCTGGCGCCAGCCGAAACGCTGGATCGAATCCGCCACTGCTCGAATCGCACGCCTTGGGATATTGCGTGGGTTGTTCTCGTAAGGTCGAATCTCGTCCAGACTTTTCCACTCGATCTCCAGGTCGCAATTTTCCAGATGCCCCATCGCACACACCCTCGAAAATAAAATAAACTTTTGACTATCGTGTGACTGTTCCCGCCGGCCTGCGCCGCGTTGCGATCGCAGGAAGGACCCAGGGGTATTGCGTGCTTGTTTTGGCTCTGCTATAACGTAATCGTAGCGCAATAACTTTTTACCGGAAGGGGGGTTGTGATGCAACGTGATTGGCGTCAGATCGTGGTGACGATCCTATCAACAGCAGCGGCGATTTTGGCTTCAATCTGGGGCGTGCAGGTGATGGGTGTGCGTTTTGGGTGCGCACCGCCGCCACCAGCAGTACCACAGCCTGATTGTGACAAGGGCAAGCCAGCGCCAGAGGAACCGAAGCCAGAGCAGAACGCTTGCGAAGCGATTGTGAAGGTAGTGATGGCGGGCGGGTATTGCAGTGGTACGATCATTGGTCCTCCACCAGCGGATGGCAGGTGGACGATTGTTTCGGCAGCGCATTGTTTTCGGCGCATTGGCGAGCCAGTGGAATTTATCACGCGCCGTGGTATCGCAGGTCGGGCGATTGTGATTGCGATCAATCGCAAGTCTGATTGTGCGATTTTGAAGACTGAGGAATTTCAGCGACTGCCGTTCATCTTGTTGGCCGGTGATATTCCGGCGGTAGGGGAAAAGGTGTTTCATTGCGGTTATGGGACGCATTTGCCGGGCAATCGTGAGGATGGTGTCGTGTTGTCGGGTGAGGATTCGAATGGTCAGGTGCGTTATCGCATTTCGGTTTCGCATGGTGACAGTGGTGGCGGGATTGTTTCGACTGTCAGTGGCAGGTTACTGTCACCAGTTTGCTGTACGACTAGGATAGCGGGTGTAGGTGATGTTTGGGGCGCCTCGCCTCGGGTGATTCGCGACATGGTGGCGAAGCCAGCGACATTCGCTTCCGATCTTGAGCCGATCAAGATGCCGATTCGTGAGGAAAAGGATTCGGGTAATTGACAGCGTTTGGTGCTTAGGCTATAATAGCGTTGACACTTACCCTCCTTTGGGGTTGTGGTACCGACAGCTTAGCAGGTTGATGACTTGCTAAGCTGTGTCTTTTTGAGCGTGGTGTAAGTTGTTTTCCTTTTGGTAGTCACATCAAATGCGACTTTCAGTTTGAAGAGAGCTTCGTTGTGGAGCGACTTGGCTGCTCCTTTAGGGCAACGAAGGCGATTTGCAACTTCTGCGAAACTTGCCAGTTCGTTTGGCTTACTGAAGTAGCGATACTCTAGGTATTGATACTGTCGTTTTGTGAGTATCCTTTTTGCGACTTTGAGGACGTACTCAGCCAGGTCTCTTACTGTGATGGAGTAGGCAGGATCGTCATTACGAACAATCTTATCTATGGGGAATTCTGTGACCGTTTCCTCGCGTTGCAAGTAATGACGAAAGCGAATGCATCGAAAAAGCTCGCGTTGGATGAGGACAGCTGCGTAAGCGTGGAAGGGCAGGCGACCGTTGTATGTTTTTGTGGCTTTCCAGAGCGCGATGAGCGCCTCTTGGAGTAAGTCTTGCTCGCCCAATCGGTGGACATACGGTTTATTGACGATAGCGAATTGATGCAGTTTCAAGTACACTAGTGCACGGTATTGTTTGAACACTGCGCTAAAGTCGTTGAGGTCGATGTGAATATTCATGGCGTATCCTCGGCATAGATGATGCAGTCCAGGGCTGTTTTGAGACAGCCCTGGACTGCATCAGGTAGTTTAGGCGTTGCGGGTTTACTCGTCTTGCGATTGCTCGTTGGTCAGTGCGAAGCCACTGCAGGGCAATGGCAAGTCAGAATAGACTTGCAGCAAGTATCTGCTATCGTCTGTGCTGACGTAGCAAGTCTTCACGGTGCCATTGTCTCGGAATTTCGGCTGCTGCGTTTCGTCTTTTTCGATGACAAAGAAGTTTTTGAGCACGCAGAGCACTTGGCTTTCGGTGAGCGTCTGTTTTTTCGTTCTGCGCCTATGTGGTGTCCAGCCATTTTTGGCGAGGATATGGGTGACCGTTGATGGTGTAACATTGAGCAGTTGCGCCAGTGCGACGCGTGTGAGCGGTTTCATGGTTTTGCCCTCCGTTATATAGCAGGTTGTTGGGGAAGCGAGTGAACAAACGACAGTAGGCGTTGGACAGTTTTCCTGATTGCGTCAGCGTGGTAATAGTCAGTCTTCGCATTCAGCCATGCGTTCAGCCTCAAGTTTTTCCAGGCGTTCACGTACACGTTCCAGTCTGCGCAGGGTACCGTATGGGATTCTCTCTTCTGAGACTTTCGCCCAGTTTCCAACGCCGAATCCACCTTCGTAAGTGAAGGTGTCGTCATAGACGATGGCGAATCCCCAATTTGGGAAAAGGATTTCGGAGCGAACGAGCAGAAGATACTCCCCGTATTCGTTGCGGACGTATTCAGCTTCCATTTTCAGTCCTCCGTGTCAGGGTTGTGGTTTCGAGGCAATCGTGTTAGCAGTCTTCCGACTTGCAGAGGCGCTCATGCAGTGTCAGCAGTATGGCAGTCGGCGAGTCTGCTAAGTCTTGGGCAGACTGGACCGAGTGTTCAGGTCGGCACACACGCCAAGCGATATAGGGCAGGTGTTGGCGTGTGTGGCCAGTGGGTGTTACTTCATAGATGTGCCAGCCGTCGCTGGTGTAGTACCAGCGGTCGGCGACATGAAAGACTCCAACGTGGAGTACTCGGTGGAGTCTTTTTTCGACCAGTCGCCTGCGCAGGCGAAAGACTTGGTCGAGGATGTCTCGGATTAGTGGTCCGGCATCAGGCATTGGACTAATTTGCCTTTTTAGGCGTGTGAAGTCGCTGCCCGTCCGCAACGAAACTGGTCACGATCGGTTGGATGGGATACCTTATCCATAGATGTAGCCTCTTTTGTAGTCCCACGCCGGTTCCTCCCGAGCCGGCGTGTGGTCTTTCCGGGGTGTCTTTGTCCGTCCCTGGACAAAGGAGCCGCTTTCCCTGGGCCTGGGCGGATTAGCTGACACCGCGTTGTCACTACTTTCCCTGGGCCCAGGGAATCCGATGACACCTCGCTGCCACGTGCGTGTGTCGCATTCGCTCCCACTTCATGCGTCGCATTCGATCTCCGAAGTCGGACCCGGAGGAATTCCGTTGGCGGAATGAGAGAGAACACGGCGACTGCGGAGCCATTCCCGCAAGTCTTCCACGACGTAGAGCGTCGCCCGCCCCAGCTTGATATGAGGAATTTCCCCGTTGTGAGTCAGCTCCTGCAGATACCGCAGGGAAATACCGAGCATCCTGGCCGCCTCACGCGGTCGTACAGCTAAAGCGTTCATGAATCACCTCCCACTACACAGAAAAGACAACTTTTGCGGACCACAATTGGGGCAGTAGTAATCGCCCCAAAGAGCGTTCCAGTAGTATCCGTTGCCCACTTCGCAGTGGGGTGGAACAGCGTCCCAAACACCCGTAATTGGGTCCTTCATCATTCGCCCCAAGCAATGCCCACAAACTGGGCAGTAACCGAAGTGAACATTTTCCCAGTCAGATACTTGATTGGCTGGCCGCCGGTCACCACAAACATCACATCGTTCCCAACGCATAGCATGTCCCTCCGTTTGTTAGGTCGTGGATACCAATCACCCTTGGGCATCACTGCATTAGGTGTGGGTTGGCAGGACTGATGCCTGTGTCTGCCAGGCATCAGTCCATCATCAGTCCATTGTCAATCATCATTTTCATCTGCCAGAGGAGCGACCACCTCGAGCAACCGATTAGCTGCCGCTCGAATGGCCAGGTCATTGACATCATCGACTGTGGCGTCATCCTTGACAGTGCAGGCAGCTCGAAACATATACTCTGCGATCCGCCGCGCAGCCATTTTTTGGCTGAATGGAACGCGCGCACTATGGCTGAAGTTTGGGGCAATCATTTGAAGCGGGTCAAAGTAGTAAGTGAGTGTATCATCCCGCCCTACAAGTACAACGCCATTGTCAGCGTCAGGCATCAAATCGAATTGGACAGCGTCAACTACCCAGCCAAGGCCGTCATAAATTTGCTCTCGGCTGAGTCGGTGAGTCTCCAATTCATCGAACACGGGGTGACAGGGGCACACAAACCGCAGTAGCCAAGCCACTGCCCTAATGTCGATCTCACTGACTGGTCGCTGACGGGCATGGTTTCGCACGACCCATCGGAAGATAGCGTCCAGGACACGACGCCGGTTTTCCTCACTAACTTGCTCTGGCGGCAGCGGACCAGGCAGGGCAAAACGTGTCGAAAGCACACTTTTCAAGTATCTGCTGTAGCGCTTTGCCTTGCTGCTGAGAAACTGAGACACTTCACGCCAGGTCAGGATGCGGTTCATAACTTTACCCTCCGTTTGTTAGGTGTGTATGTGGTACCGAACGCCTTGCGGCATCACTGCAGTCTTTTTTTTGCTCTTTTTCACTGTCCTCACCACTATCTTAGCACTAGGCCAGCCAGGCGTCAAGCGAATTTTCCGATTTTTTTTCGATTTTTTTCTGACTGGCCTAGTGTGCACTATCTCACTGCCAGTTTACTTGCCCTCAATTTTTTGGCGGAGTGTACGTGCGGCTTGATCCAGTTTGCGCCGTATATCCTCTGGCACTTCGCCTTCAGCCACTTTGGTCCAGACACTGGCCACGCCAAAGCCGCGCGGCCACAATTTCTCACCATCATGAAGAGCAAACTTCCAAGTCGGGAAGAGGATTTCGGACTCGATTTCCAGCAAATACAGTCCCTCTTTGGATCGCACAAACTTCGTCTTCATCGCCTGTCCCTCCAGTTTAGGTTGTGGATACCAATCGCCCGAAGGCATCACTGCATGGGGGTGGAAAAGGCCATCCCTGGCCAGCTATTCCATCCTGATCATTACTCCTCTTCAACTGCGATTTCCTTACCGTCCTCAATCTCCTTTAGGGCATCCAGCACATAGTAGGCCAGCCATTCGTCCTGAATCGCCATGATGTCGCAGCGGTACGGCTTCAGGGCATCGATGTCCCATTCCTTTGGGGCAACTTTCCAGCGCCGCTCATCCAACATGTACAGCTTTTCACCAGAGAACAGGAAGTATTGCCCCGCGTAGCAGTACAGGCCAACCTTGGCCGCCACCTTTTGCCCGTGCTTCAGGGCAACCTTGCCCTGAATCTTGACCAGCCGTTCCAGCGCTCGCTCGTTGGTCCGTTTCATCGTTCATTCTCCTTTGTTAGGGTTACTTGGTACCGATCGCCCTCAGGCATCACTGCATTTTTTAGTCTTTTTCCTTTGTCTCTGCCCTTATTCTAGCACTAGGCCGGCCAGGCGTCAAGCGAATTTTTCGGTTTTTTTTTTCGATTTTTTTCTGGCCGGCCTATCCTCTAACCCTGCTTAGGCTTACGCCGGCAGGGTGATTTCGCTAGCCGCAAACATGTGCCGCAGCGACAACCGATTTGCCCACATTAGGACATCC